AAACTTAAAAAAATAAATAAATAACTATGGATATATCTGTATTAAGAAATGTATTATCACACATTGAACAAGTAGACAAAAAAGTATATTTAGATCAAGTAGTAGATTCTAATTATGCTATTATAGATGATAGACTTGCTTATGATACTCAAGAAAAAGCAGAAGAAATAGCTGAAGATTTAGGATGCTCAGGTTTTCATACTCACGATTTTGAAGGACAAACGTGGTATATGCCTTGTGAAACACATACAGCTAAATGAAAAATAAAAAGACATTTATACCAAGTAGGACAAGTCCAGTAGGAAGTAACAGAGCTTGTCTATGTAAAGACACTAATACTTATAGTATTGATTGCTGTGATGGATCATTATGGTCACAGGGAATTGGAGTTATAAGTAGGACTGCATCTTAAAAATGCAAAATTAATTTTAATAACCGTTATATGTTTAATTATGAAAGCAAGTGAAATGATAAATCAAATCAAAACACTCCTTGATATTCAAGTAAAACTTGAAGAAAGGAAATTAGAAAATGGCACAGTTGTTGAGGCTGAATCATTTGAAAAGGATAGAGAAATATTCATCAAAACTGATGATGAAAAAGTCGCTATGCCTGTTGGTGAATATATCTTAGAATCTGGCGAGTTAATCGTAGTAGAGGAAGAAGGTATAATTGCTGATGTTAGAGACGTTAGTGATGACGTACCTGCTAAAGAAGAAGAGTCAGCAGAAACAGAAGACTTGGAAAAAGATGATTCTGAGACAGAAAACTTAGAAGAAGATGATCCTAGTAGATATGTTACTGTAGATGATTGGAGAGGTATGGAAGAAAGAATTGCTAATTTAGAGGATGCAATTTCTAATCTTAAAAAAGATAAGGAATCTAATTCTGAAAAAGTAGTTGAAGCTGAAGAACAACCTAAAGATAGACAACCAAAGTCTAGAACAGTAAAAGAGGAGTTCTCAGATAAAGAAAATAATGAAGAAAATCTTGACAGCGAACTAAAAGAAGAGCTTTCAAAACCTGCTGCTGATCCTATCAAGCACAATCCTGAAAGTAATTCTGATAAAGTTGAAATGACAAGATACTCAGAAAAAAGACGAGGTTCTGTAATGGATAACGTCTTAGATAAATTAATAAACAATTAAATTTTAAATAAAAATGGCTTTAAACATTACATCAACCTATGCAGGAGAGTTTTCTGGAAAGTATATCGCTGCTGCATTATTATCAGGTAACACTATCTCCAAAGGTGGGATAGAGGTTAGACCTAACATTAAGTATAAAGAAGTAGTTAAAAAAGTAGCAACTTCTGGTCTTATTGTAGATTCTACTTGTGACTTTACGTCAGCAGGTAATATAACTCTTACTGAAAGAATTATTCAGCCAGAAGAGTTCCAAGTAAACAATGAATTTTGTCTTACTCCATTTGTATCAGATTGGGAAGCAGTATCTATGGGATACTCAGCTTATGACAAAATCCCTGCTAAATTCTCAGATTTCTTAATAGCTCACGTAGCTAAAGAGGTTGCTCAAAAAACTGAGCAAAATATCTGGCAAGGTGCTAACGCTACAGCAGGTGAATTTGATGGTCTAGTAACACTAGCTCAAGCAGATGGTAATACTGTTAAGGTTACAGGTACTACTGTAACTAACGCTAATGTAGTAGCAGAAATGGCAAAATTAATTGACGCTGCTCCAAGTGCTATCTACGGAAAAGAGGACTTAAAACTTTATGTTTCTCAAAACGTAGCTCAAGCATACATCAGAGCTTTAGGTGGATTTGCAAACGTCACAAATGGTATTGACAATAAATCACAAATGTGGTATAGTGGTCAAGAATTATCATTTGATGGTGTTCAAGTATTCCTAGCAGAAGGTATGGCTGATAACACTATGATGTTAGCTCAGACTTCTAACCTTTACTTTGGTACTGGTTTATTGAATGATATGAACCTTGTAAAAACTTTAGATATGGCAGACCTTGATGGTTCTCAAAATGTCAGAGTAATTATGAGATTTACAGCAGGTGTACAGTATGGTATCTCAGAAGATATTGTAGTGTATTGTGGAACTTGCTAATTAGAATACACTTATAAGGGGTAGGATAGGATTGTTCCTACCTTATCCCTTTTTTTTTAAAAATATAAAATTATAATTATGGCTTGTACATTAACAACTGGAAGATCATTACCTTGTAAGACTGGTTTTGGTGGGGTTAAAAAAGTATATTTTGCTGATTATGGAACTTTAGGAGCTGTTACTGTCAATGCTGATGGTACTATTGATGCTATTGCAGGATCACCTGTTTGGTTTGAATATGATGTAAAAGGAAATTCATCTTTAGAATCATCTATAAATAGTTCTAGAGAAAATGGTACAACTTTTTATGCTCAAACACTTAATCTAACTTTACCTTATTTAGATGCTGCTACACAGCATCAAATACAATTATTAGCTGTTAGTAGACCACACTTAGTAGTAGAAGATTACTTAGGTAATCAATTCTTATGTGGACTAGAAAATGGAGTAGAATGTACTGGTGGTTCTGTAGTAACAGGAGCAGCAGCAGGAGACTTGTATGGATTTACTCTGACTTTTGAAGGTCAAGAGGAAACAGCACCTGCATTTATAGACGCAGGTCTAATCACAGCAAGTGCAACACAAATAACTCCTAATTAAGATATCAACTCTTAATACATTCTCAATAACTAAAGCATCCTTATGGGGTGCTTTTTTTATTTTACAAATTCAATTAATTAATTCGTTATATACAAAATGATTGTATTAACTACTACAGCATCTCAGACACTTAAAGTAATACCTAGAGAATATTTAGGTAATTTTACTATAGATGTTAGAGATACAAGTCTTAACAAAACATATAATTATTGGGAGGATACAGGAACTGTAAGTGGTAATTATTATGAGTTTACAAATTCCTATGTAGATGGAAGTGGTAACTCAATATTTAAAGAAGCTAGATTTTATGATTTAGAATTATATGCTGATTTTAATTATTGGAATACTAACCTTAGTTTATGGGAAATGTATGATGAAATTTGGGAAGTAGATTCTGACCAAAAAGAACGAATGTATAAAGACAAAATATTTATAACAGATCAAGATATTGACCAGTTAAATGATAATGACCATTACCAAATAAACAAGGGACAATACAAAACAAATAATTCATTCAATAATGAGTATATTGTAATATGAAAAATAGAAAAAGAAATAGCTTAGGACAATTTAAAAAAAGCTCAAAATCAGAGATTAGCTTTGTTAATTTAGCTACTTATACAAGTCCAGATGTAGTAGAACTGCCTAATAAAGATTGGGTAAAATACGGAGATGATAATAACTATTTTCAGTATCTCTTAGATATGTATAATGGTTCACCTACTAATAACGCTTGTATTAATGGATTATCTCAACAGATATATGGTAAAGGCTTAAACGCTACAGATGCAAATAAAAAGCCAGAGGAATACGCTAAAATGGTATCTATGTTAAATAAGGATGCTGTTAGAAAGCTATGTTATGATCTAAAACTAATGGGACAATGTGCTATTCAGGTTATCTATTCTAAAGACAGACAGACTATAGCTAAACTAGAGCATTTTCCAATAGAAACATTAAGAGCTGAAAAATGTAATGATAAAGGAGAGGTTACTGGATATTATTATTTTAAAGATTGGGCAAAGATTAAACCTAATGACCATCCACGAAGAATACCTGCCTATGGCTATAGTAAAGAATCTATAGAGATTTATTATGTGCAACCTTATAAAGCAGGATTTTACTATTATAGTCCTGTAGATTATCAAGGTGGATTACAGTATTGTCAGCTAGAACAAGAGATTTCTAATTACCATTTAAATAACATAGAAAATGGTTTAGCTCCTAGTATGCTTTTAAACTTTAACAATGGTATTCCCAACCAAGAAGAAAGACGTTTATTAGAACGTAAAATAGCAGAGAAGTTTAGTGGCTCAAGTAATGCAGGTAAATTTATATTAGCATTTAACGATAATAAAGATGCTCAAGCTGAAATAACTCCTGTTCAGTTAAGTGATGCTCACCAACAATACCAATTTTTAAGTGAAGAATCTACTAAAAAGATAATGGTAGCACATAGAATTGTTAGTCCTATGTTATTTGGTATAAAAGACACTACAGGATTAGGTAATAATGCTGATGAGATTAGGACAGCATCTCTATTACTTGACAATACAGTTATAAGACCATTTCAAGAACTTTTAATAGATTCCTTTGATATACTACTAGCTTATAATAATATTAGCTTAAACCTCTATTTTACAACTTTACAGCCATTAGAGTTTACAGAAGTTGATCCTGACTTACAAACTGATGAAGAAATAGAAGAAGAAACAGGAGTTAAACAAGACTTATCTGATGATAGACCAGAATTATCTGATGAATTGTCTGAGGATATTCTAGGAAACCTTAGAGAATCAGCTCATAAAATGGAAGAGGAGTATGAATTTGTAGATGAATTAGATCAAGACGAAGAAATAAGCAATGAAGATTGGGCAAATTCTTTAATAAAAGAGAAAAAAAGTACGCTATCTAAAATCAAAGAATATGTAGGTTTAAAGAGTTCTAGTGAAGATAATGTAGGTAGCCTTAGAGATGGTAGTGCATTTAGTTATTTAGATTCTAAAAATGGACTATACAAAATCCGTTATAGATATGCTATAGGTTCTAGAAAGCCTATGGAAAGTGGTAATTCATCTAGAGATTTCTGTAGAGAAATGATGAAACTATCTACAGGTGGTTTAGTGTGGCGTATAGAAGATATTGATAAAGCCTCATTTAGAGAAAATGTAAACGTAGAGTTTAGACACAAAGGTAAGCCTTATGATATATTTAAATTCAAAGGAGGTATCTACTGTAGACATAAATGGGTAAGGGTTTTATATAAGCTAAAAAATAAAGCTGAAGTATCAGAAGATTTAAACGATTATAGGAAAGCTACAAAAAAAGAGTTTCCTGCTAGTTATATTAAAAATCCTAGAGGAACAAAGGATAGCGTAGTAGCACCTGAAAATATGAAAAACAGAGGAGCATATCCTAAATAAGATATTATGGCAACAGCATTATTTATAAATCGTACAGACTTAGTTAGAAATTCCATAATGGATGGCAATGTGGATACTGATAAATTTATTCAGTTTATTAAACTAGCTCAAGAAATACACATACAAAATTATCTCGGAACGGAGTTATATAATGAGATAAGTGGAATGATTAGTGATGGAAGTATAGATGACAATGCTAATGCTAAATTTAAGACACTATTAAATGAATATATAGCACCAATGCTTATCTGGTTTGCTCAAGTGGATTATATACCATTTGCTGCTTATCAAATAAGGAATGGAGGGATTTATAAACATAGCTCTGAAACCTCAGAATCAGTTTCTAAAAATGAAGTTGATTACTTGGTAGAGAAAGCACGTCAAAACGCTAACTGGTACAGTAGAAGGTTTATTGATTATATGGCTTTTAATCAATCTAGCTTTCCTAAATACACTAGCAACACAAATGACGATATATCACCTAGCCAAGATGCTACATTTAATGGGTGGGTATTATGAGATATAAGCCAAAAAAAAATAATATAGAAAAATTAAAAACTTTTCTTAAAATAATAAATGACAAAAAAATAATAAAAAATGGCAAGTTTTTACAACAATAAAATCAGTACAACTTATGTCTCAATTATCAAATCACTTGATAATGCTGCTCTTACAGCTAGTTTAAAAGAACTTTCAGATGGTTCTGGTAATGCTACTGGTTTATTTATGAATACTAGTGGTGATTTTAAAGTTACTAATATTTTAGAATGGGGTACACTAAAGGATACAGGTGAAAACATCTCTATAACTAAATTTGTAGATGAAGCAGATGGTATTGCTAATAATGACAATGATACAACAATCCCAACTACAGCAGCAATAGTAGATTATGTAGCTGCTAGAATAACCTTAGAAGATTTAGATTTTAGTGGAACAACTGGTACAGGTAGTGTAGATTTAGACAGTCAAGTATTTGCAATCGTAGGTACTACA